TTTATGGATGTTTGATTTTAATATGCTTTGCGGTAAATAGTTGGTTTTTTTGTGAATTGATGTAAAATCATTATGTAGTTTTTATTGTCGGGAGACATTATGAAAAGATTGTTTTTATGGGCTTTTATGTCCTTTTTTTGGGTTTCCACACTCTTGTGTTTCTCAGGGGTGGGCTTATGAACCATGACAGCTTTTTTGGGTGGGCATCCACGGCAATCGTTTCTGGGTGGTTGGTGCTAATTGACCACACCGAACATTTTTTGACCACCAACGGGCAGCTAATAGCGTTGGTCTGCACGATTATCAGCTCAAGCTGCACCTTCCTTAATTATAGGATAAATGCAAAACGCATGGAAGGTGAAAAATGACTGTTCCTTTCAAGTTTGCATCTTGCAATACTGCCAGTACGTCACATCTTGATGATAATTTTTCCTATTTTGACAAAATAGCACAAAAAAATTATGCCTCGCTCGATTTGGCTTTTGCCGATGCGGCATTAGGCAATATTTCACTCAATTCAAACGTCACTATTGCCGGTGAAATATATAACTATTACGGCAAATATTTCAAGGACACCAGCGGCAAGTATTACTTCAACTACCTGCCCAGCTTTGCCGTCGTGGGCGCGTCTATGGGGGCGCACGGCAGCACCAGCTACGGGTTTAGCGGCACATATACAGGCACATACAGCGTTCCGATTGTGGGTTCAAAATCGGCAACCTTTACGTTCAGCATTTCAGGCCAAACCACCAGCGTTCCCAACGTGTCAATAGGCCAGCGCATTTACATGGGCGGTGCAAGCCAATCCGAATTTAACGGCTGTTTCGTGGTCACAGGCATAACATCCGGCACGGTACAATATGACACCATAACATTTACCCTAGCCAAACCGGCCACCGTGACAACGCCAACTTCTGTAAGCGCTAACGTGTTTATTACTATGTACGCCATGCAGCAGGTCAACGACCTGAATTTCTGGTGTGTGGGCGAGGCGATTGCATCGGCGGCGCGTGGCTCAAAAGTGATGCGTTACCTTGGAAATTACAGTGTGACGGGTTCGACATCCGCCATGCATACAACATTTGTGGCGGACGCGCTAAACCCCGCCAACAACGACTATGGGCTTGTCCCTGATTTCGTCATGCTCGATACGGGCGGCAACGATGTTTTAAGTTTGGCGACCTTCACGCCCGCAGGCGTAGCCGCTTTGTTGGCTACCATGAAAACCAACGTGACGGTTTTGATAAACATGATTATTGCGGCGGGTTCAATACCGGTTGTCGGAAGCTTGCCCCCGTTTGCGCACACCGCCGGTTCATACAATATGGCTATGAGGGTGTTAGGCGAGCAGTTTAACCAATGGTTGGCGTATCTTGCGAACCAAAACACTATCATTTTTAACAACACCAACCCGTCATTAACCGACCAGACAAGCTCTTATCTCGATTATGTCAGCACCTATTCTTTTGATGGAATCCATCCCGTCAAATTGGGCGCTTATGTCATGGGGAAAACCACCGCCACCAACCTATTTGCCAACATCATAGGCAAGGACACACGATTGGGGGCGGACATATCGCCCAACCCACAATTCCTGGTCACATCGGGCGGCACATTGTCCGGGGCGACAGGTGCGGCGGTGGGCGGTGTCACTTTAACGGGCGGCAACACCGCAACCGTTGTGGGCGCAGTCAATGGCATAGCCAACAACGGTTCGGGAATTGGGCAAAACATAGCGTTCACCGCATCGGCAACAAGTGACTGGGTGGGCTTGTCCGCCCAATTGTCCGGCAGTGTTACGGCAGGAGACAAGATTTATTTTCAGGTAAAAATACACCAGCTTGACGCGGCGGCGGTTGCCAACCTTCAAGCCGTTGTGGTTGCCATTTTCTGCACGGTCAACGGCATAGCACAAAGCATATCCCTGCCAGCCATAAGCGCCAGCATCAACACGCTAAACAACGGCGATTTCCCAAACCCGATAGATTTCCTGTTTGAAACGCCGCTGTACGTTGTACCCGCAAACACCACATCACTACAACCGTTTGTCCGTTTCATTGCCGCAGGTATCATGACAACAGCCAATCTGGTGATAAGCAATTTTGTCGTCAAGAAATGGACGGGGAACTGATTTATTTATTTTTTTATGGTCGTTTATATTAAATCGTAAGCAGGAAAAAATATGGCAGCCGCAACCGTAAATTTGCCGCCGATTGAGAAATACGCCAGCTACAATGTGCCAATCACTCTGTACAGTGATTTTTCAGGTGGTACGCCTATTGACCTGACAAGCGTCACGGCTGCTGACATGATGCTACGATCGTCTTATACGGGCAGTTCTGTTCTTGAATTGAGCATGGCAAACGGGCATATAACATTCCCCGCTCCAGCCAGCGGCGGCATGAACCTTGTCTTGACTCCAACCATTACTGGCGCGTTGACGGCAGGCACTTACATTTATGATTTGTTGTTGACGTATTCAAGCGGTCTAGTGACACGGCTCATTCAAGGAAGTGTGCCTGTCAATGACGGAGTGACCCATGCCTAATGTTGTTTCGCCACAAGAAACTATAATTGTTGCGGTCACGGAGCAGCCTCCCTTTCCGGTGACGGTTGGCGTTAATGCAATCAATGGGGTTATTTAAGTGGTTCAGCCAGTGGTGATGATGAACGAAACCAACATTATTGCATTGACAGTTGGCGTGCAAGGGCCGCCGGGGGTTGATGGCATACAATTTTCTGATTTATCGGCGAATGCGCCACTAAATTACAACCCGTCAACGGGTGCTTTTTCGTTGCAGAAAGCGTCCATTACAGAAGACGGTTATTTGTCTGCTACGGATTGGGCGGCGTTCAATAGCGGTGGCGGTGGCGGGGTGTATTACAAAAACCTGCAAACGGATTTTGGCGCTCAGTCGTTGCCGCTACAGAATTACACCGGGAACGGCGTTGCTAACAGCAGCAGTTCCGGTGCTTACAATATGACAACTCAGCAGATATTGTCGATGGCGTTGGCGAACACGGTTTGCTTGGCTATTGCGTTGGCGTATTGTTCAAACAACGGCGTTTCGTTGTTTGTACCGGATGGCGTTTTTTGGTTTTGCAATTCGCCACTGGATTCATATTTTTATTACCAAAACAGCGCATTACCACAAAACGGGCAAGACCCGCTAAATATCCCTGTGATGAAAGGGTTCACCATTTTTGGCAATGGTTGTAGCTCGGTTTTAAGGGCCATTGGCACACACGGAATACGCCTGACTTCGGCGAACAATGACAATGTGATGACCATCCGCAATGTGTGGATGCAGCCGGGGATGTTGCCTTATCCATACACAACCGGGTTTTCAAATTATTATTGGACGTATTACGCCGGAACAAACTATGGTTTTTGGCTGGAAAACACTTACTCTAGCGTTGCGGCACAAGGTACTCGTGGGCCACAAGGTGGGCAGATCATCAGCAGTAGTGTGTCGGGAAGCACGGTAACAGGCACGTTGTCTTACCCTACGGATTTGCCGATTTTTGGCAAATTGAACAATATAACCAGTGTGTTAACTAATGGTTATTTGTTTTACCAGAATATTTTGGTGCTGCCGTTCACAAATGCGTTTTCACAATCTTCGGGCAGTTCGGCTTATGCGGCGTATCAAGCGGCTTATCTGGCTGACGTGGCAACCGCCAAGGCCAGCATTTGGGGCGCGTCGCTGCCGTTGTTCAAAACCAGCGTTACTAATGGCGTTACTGGCCCATATCAGTTTATTGGTTACATACTGCCAGCGTTCAGTTCGTTGTCGGTTGGTGACACAATCTATTACATTCCTGACCGCTATAAATTTGTTTACCAGAATACGGGCGGCGTGGCGGCTTTCCTTGCGCCAAATGGCACGGTTGCGACCAATGGCACTATAACGCTGAACACGCCGTTACCGGGCGTTTATGCCAATTGCTGGTTAAAACTGCCATCGGGGGCTGTGGCGGGTGGCGTAGCTGGTCTTTATTATTGCCAAATGACTTCAACAACCACGGGAACGGTTTTAAAATCTTCTAGTGGAAGCAACCTTTGTTTTGTGGCGGACAATTCCACGGGTGACAGCACATTTGAGCCGACAATTCCAACGGGAACGCTTGTTGGTGTGCATGGTTCTAACGTTGCCTATACCGCTTCGACAATATTTAATGCGATGTTTTTGCTTGCCGGAACGGGCGTTAATGCACCTTTAGTGTCAACAATGGTGAGCGCGGGGCATGGTTCTGGGGCTAACACTACGTTGTTTGTCGAAAATATCAATTTTGCGGTCGATAATGACATTCTTAACGAAAGTTACAGACGCGACCAGGCTTATTGTTATTTTATTGAGCTGTTGCATGTTAAAAATGTGCCGATAGGGCGGATTAAACATATTAACGGCAATGGTTTGGGAAACCCAAACTATATGACCCAGCAATTTTCATCGACCTATGCGGTGTATGTTGACAACCAATGCACTGTAATTTCAGTTGATGATGTTGTAACTAACCAATGTGACACTGGAGTTTATTGTGGCTCTACGGAATTTAGCCGTATTGTTGCTATTGAATACAACAACTCGACCGGGTTAGTGACGGTCAAATATTCAAGCAATGGTCACTATCTAAATACAACGGTTGGCGGCAGTTATGCAAATGCTGTTATCGCCGGAATGGGTGCGGCATGGATGAATACCCAGTCAACCACAATAACGGTGGTTGATGCATATACACTTACCTATCAATTGGCGGCGGGGCTTGCAGACGCTAACATCATGCATGTTAGTGTGTCGGCGGCGGGGGTATTGACTATAACGCCGCCAAATTCATCCATCAATTACACCAATGGGGTTTCCGGTGCGAATAACGTAACCACCACTAACCAAGGCGGGCCATGTCCTTGGATTTATTTGCCTGCCGGTGCGATAGTGGGGCAACCAGCCGGGTGGTATTACAATACGGGCGGTTTTGTTTACACTAACTATAACGCCAAATATGGGGTTACATTGCCCCAAGCCCCCGGCAGCAATTTGTTGACAACTTTAGCGGTGGGCGACGGAAACACCTATTATGTGTGCAATGACCATTCTAATAACTTGTCTTCTGCTTTTGGTGACCCAAAAACCGATTATAAAATAATTGGGGATATTTATATCCCGTATAACTGGGATTTGCAGCGTGTAGGCTCTCAGTTTGCCGATTGGTCTGAAGCGTTGACCATAAACAATATAAATTCATCCCTGACAAATTCTTGCGTGGTTATTGATTATCCTGTAACGCAGCCAGGCCACCAATTAACCAACATAAATGGCGCGTCAAGGAATGATAATCTTGTAATAACAACCGGAAATTATTGTTATGTTGACAGGACAATATCAAACAAATTCAAATTGACCGCACAAGGCACAAGCGGAATTTATTTGGGGTCTTGTGGCAGCAGCACGTTTACTAATGTGAAATGCGTTTCTCAGGATGATAGTTATGTGGATATTGGGATAGAGTTTGGTAGCCATTATGAGACCGTGCTTAATTATATCGCGTCGACTGATGCTGTTTCACGGGCGGCGAACGGTGCGCAAAATAATAGGGTAAACGGGCTTGATTGTGTTCTGATAAATTATTTTGTCCAGTTTGGCCCGATTGCTTATGGCAATTCCATAGGGGATTTTTTGCTTGGGCCTAGGAAATCAGGCCAAATTTCAAATAATGGGCTTCAATCCCGGGTTATCGCTGATTACACGACGGTTGGCTCAAACAACTATTACCCCTCTGGCGGCTTAGTGCAGGCTTGCACTTTAACGCTATCGGAAACAACACAATCAATCCCTAGTGGTACGGCGACGGCGGTTGCATGGGATGGCAGCACTGATGGCACGTCTGGAACGTATATATCAAAATTTACTGATTTTATTTCAATCAAAAGTGTTAAATCAACTGCATCAACAATAACTTTTACCACCACTGATTATCATGGTTTAGTCACGGGTCAGTATGTAAAAATATACGGAATTACAGACAGCGGTTATACCAATGCTAATTATTTTTATCCGGTGGCGATACCTGCAAGTTCCGCCACGGTAACTAGCCCGACAACATTTACTGTTCCAAATACCAATTACAGCGCGTCAAACCCAGCAAATGGAACATGGCCGGCTTCAGTAGTATCCACCATTTGTTGCATTGCCGCTGGCTACGCAACAATACCTGCCAGCTCTACAACTGCCGCCACATTTACAACTGATTTATTATATCCTTTATATGGCTCTTATACAGACACGCCTTATAATTCAAATTTTAAATTAGGAACTGTATATTTTGACATTTATGATAATAGTTCACCGCCGCAATTTAAAGGGACATATTATTCAGTAACAACCGCAAATGGCGGTTCGTCAAATGTTTTTGTGATGTCTATTAGACCATCAATTTTAACAGATTTGACAACAACGGGTTATTTTGCAGTTGTCTATCAGCCAACGGCATTAAGAATACCTAATTCGACATTGCATCAATTCCAAATTGGTGCAAGCATCATGTGGGATGTTTCAAGTGCGGGAGCGCCATTAAACCAAACTGAAATTTTATTTATTTTGAATGGCAACACGGGAAGCTCTATAGCCGATGGGCCAGTAAACACGTTGTCTGCAACAAAAACGACGGTTCAAACGCTTTTAAATGATCTGTTTAACTCGGGGCAGAATTTATATGAGCTGTATGTTTATCAAAATACTGGAGCGGCTCTAAATATTTTAAAAAACGGTAATACAAATACAATATCGGGCTATGGAAAAAGCTCAAGCTATATGACAATTAAACAAGTTTCTTAAACAATTTTGGAGATTGATATGTTTGGAATAGATGATGCAATAGCGGCTGGTGCGAACCTGATCACTAAGATTTTGGACAAGGTCGCACCGGACGCGGATGAAGCGGAAAAAAATAAATTGACGTTGGCTTTGACTGAAATGCAGAACGAGTATGCCGCCACTTTGAAACAGATAGACGTTGACAACACTGAAGCGGCTAACCCGCACTGGTTTGTGGCCGGATGGAGGCCGTTTATCGGTTGGGTGTCAGGATTGGGGATTGGCTACCAAGTGCTTTTGTCGCCTATCCTGAACGGTATATTGGGTACTTTTGGCATACCCGCCCCGTTCCCGTTGGTTGATACCAGCTTGCTGCAAACACTGATTGGCGGCATGTTGGGTCTTGGTCTGGCGCGTAGTTATGACAAATCCAAGGGCATTGACACAACAGGATTAACAAAATGAGAACAATAGCAACTTTAATTGTATGTTTATTTTTTAATGTTTCTTTTGCAGAAACAAAATTAGGCATAAATATTCAGGGTGCGTGTGATTGGTG